TGGTGAATTCCAATTCTTCACAAGTGTCGGTGCAAACGACAGCATCACAATCGCTCAAGCTCGCGAGATTCTTAGATATGATCCCGACATCGCTTCTGGTGCTGGCGTCATTATCCGTTCGGTAGAAGTTTCGGAAGAACTTGCTCAGTTAAATAAGGACGATCTTGTAACAATCGCCTTACAGACTGCTGAGGGTGTTCCAGTTTCACCAGCCGCCGCCAACGGTGGTACAACACAGCTTCGTCGCCTAAGCGCTTACTTAGGTGCTGACTCAAGCCGTGGAACTGCTTATCTTGTAACAACTCACACTGCTACAATGAACTTTGAAGCTGCTGCGAACGTACCAATGGTTTTTGCTCGTTCGCTTTCAAACAGCACTATGGATTACTTACAGTACGCCACTGCTGATAACTTTGGAACTGGACTAGGTACTCCCGGCTCAGTTGCTGGTGCAGCAAACTGGCTCTTAGAGTCCGACGTTACAACTGTAAGTGGTGTCTTCGGTGATGACCTCTTGGCAATCCCAGAGATCGACATCAAGGTTGATAGTGTTGCTGTAACAGCAGTAACCAAGAAGCTCCGCGCTAAGTGGTCACCAGAATTAGGTCAAGACCTAAACGCTTACCACAACTTGGACGCTGAAGTTGAGTTAACTGGTATTCTTTCTGAGCAGGTCGCTCTAGAAATCGATCGTGAGATCCTAGAAGACCTCATCAAGAGAGCAACTGCTGGTAGACTACACTGGTCACGTAACCCTGGTCAGTTCTTGAATCGTGAGACTGGTTCCGAGGTTGGTGCTGCTTCTGCTGCTCCTGACTTCACAGGTACCGTTTCTGAGTGGTACGAGACTCTCATTGAGACAATCAATGATGTTTCCGCTCGTATCCACAGAAAGACACTTCGCGGTGGTGCAAACTTTATCGTTGTATCCCCAGAAGTTGCAAGCATTCTTGAGTTCACTGCTGGTTTCCGCGCAAGCGTCAGCGTTGACTCAAATGGTACAGCCGGTGCTGTAAACGTCGGTTCAATCTCCAAGAAGTTTGATGTCCACGTCGATCCATACTTCCCACGCAACGTCGTGTTGGTTGGTCGCAAGGGCAGCAGCTTCCTAGAGAGCGGCTACGTT